CTGGAAACGGGGCTGCAGTTACAAGTTTTACGTTAGCGTTAAATCGTAACTATAACTCTGCAGATGGGCAACAAGCGGATTACATTTCATGTGTTGTTTGGAATAAGACTGCTGAAAATGTTGAAAAGTACTGTTCCAAAGGTTCGTTAGTTGGAGTTGAAGGAAGACTTCGTTCAAGAAGCTATGACAACGCTCAAGGACAACGTGTTTATGTTACTGAAGTTGTATGCGATTCAATTCAGTTCCTGGATACAAGAAACAGCGATAAATATGCTGAACAACAAAATCATTCACAATCAACTTACAATCCAAATCAGTACCAACAACCACAAAATCAACAACAAGACAGTTTTATGAATGAAAATCCACCTTTCAACATCATGGAAGATGACATTCAATTCTAGTCTAAAATAAAAAACTTAAAATTTTCGTTTCTATCGAGTGTTTGTTTTAAAGATGATTAACTTTACCAATTATCTAAAAACATTCGTTAGGATGAAGATTTGACCGCAAAAACAATAAATCAAACAAAAAAGGAGAGATGAAAATGCTCATAAAAAAAGATGAAGAGCCGTTTTTCTATAAATTTCTTTCAATAGCAAAGGAAATCATCAGGAAAAATAAAAGATACACACCGGTATTTTATGGCGACGATGAAAAGCTATATCTAGTATGTAACAACTATGCTGCAGTTTATGATTTTCAAAGTAATTTGCTTTTAGATGATGAATTAAGAGAATTTGGAAAAATTCCTTATGAATTATCGGAATTACCAAACGGGGATATGAAATTGACAAAATCTGAACATTTTAGCTGTCAAGAATCATATTTAATTGCAATTAGAAATTTCTTCAAGCATACAGGGTATATGTCAAAAAAGGTTTTTTCTGTTGATAAAGGTGATCCTTACAAGATTCCTAAAATCGTTGAAGTGACACAAAGATGGATTTCTGAAGAAGATAATAAGATTTTGGACAAGATAGGATTTCCTGATATCTATATGTTGGATGCAAAACGTGTTGATGAATTTATTACGCTTGCTGGTGATTGGAACCCATATTATTTAGCAGCGTGTGATCAAACAGAATTAAATGGTGGACAAACCACTATCACAATGACAGTTTACTTCAATATCAAAGAGGATCCTAAGAAAAGCGCTTGTGATCAACAAACGATGGAACTTGTACAACAACCTACGAACTATGATGAATTCGAAGATATGGATGTAGAAGAACCTGAAGTTGAAGTGGTAGAAGATGATTATCAAGAAGAGGAACAATTGGATGCACTTCTTGAAGACACTGTTGTTCCAGAGGAATTAGAAGATGATTTCGACCCAATGCGAGCTTAATCTTGGAATACAAGCGAACTACAAGAAGTTTTGGTTCACTGTACCAGGAGCAATCGTTGGAAAAGGCAGACCGAGATTTACTACGCAAGGAAAATTCGTAAGAGCGTACACACCTAAAAAAACAAGGGATTACGAACAAAAAATAGCAATGTGCTATCGAAAAACTACTAGTTATCAAAGTGATAAAGCGTTGAGGGTGAAGATATTTGCATACAGAGAAATTCCTAAGTCGACCACTAAAAAATTAAGAGGTTGGCTATTAGATAAAATGTTTCTATGTACCGTTAAACCGGATATCGATAACATCATAAAAGTAGTTTTGGATGCACTCAATAATGTGGCATATTACGACGATATTCAAGTGTGTGAACTGGTTATCATTCGTGAATTTGCTGAAAATGAATGTTTAAAAATATGTCTAGAAGAAATTGGCGAAAGAAGGCCAAAATAGGAGGATAGAATTATGGGATTGTTTGATTTAGTTAGAGAAGAACAAGCGAAGAAAAAAGCTGAGGAATCAGCTAAAGAAGATGCAGTTGTTGAAGAAGTGGAAAAGGTTGAAGAGGCACCAAAAGAAGCTGATCAACAACCTGCTCCAGTTGCAAAAGCTGAAAAACAAGCGACTGAGGAGGTAAAACAAGCAGTAGAACAAGCAACTGAAATTGCAGAAGAATCTAAAAAAGAAGAAAAACCCGCAGGTAAAAAAGTACCTAAGAAAAAAGCAAGTACTGAAAAAACTTACAAGTATCCATTTGGAGTCTACTCTGAAGGAAGATTGATTGATATTTCTTCTTATGGGTTTGTAGATGGCCAAGATTATACAGAAAAGGAAATCACGGACATCATGTTACAACACCGTCATTATGAGTTTGCAGGAGCAATGGAATACAGTTATATCGAGGATGACAACGTTCTTGTTGTAACTGGAAAACAACATAGAAAAGGCTAGGTGGTTGACATGGCCAATAATTATACAAGATATAAATTCTATGTAATTGGAGTTGGTGGGACTGGTTCTCTTTTAGCAAGAGACCTCCCAAAACTTCTTTTAGGAACGTCACATAAAATGATGCTCGTAGATGGTGATACAGTTGAATCTAAAAATATCGAACGTCAAGGATACCAATCTCAAGACGTTGGTGATAATAAGGCTTTGGCATTATCGAGAAAAATCAATTCTCTTTATCCAATAGAGTGTGAATTCGATGATAAATATTGCACTTATGAAAGTTTATTTGCTCTTATCCAAGATGATAAGGGATATGTTCCTGTAATCATAGGTTGTGTCGATAATGATGCTACAAGAATGATTTTAGAAAAAGTATTTAAGAAGCTAGATGATGTTATTTACATCGACTCAGCAAACAGTGAATATGAAGGAAATATCTATATTACAACAAAAAAGAATGGTATTCAACAAAGTAATTTGAGAAGTCAATGTTACAAATTCGATTTAGATAAGCACCCACTTGACGTTTCTTGTCAAGAACAGGCTGCAAAAGGAAATGTTCAGTTTCTAGTAACCAATGCAAAAATGGCTGTATCGATATTGGAACATTGTAATGCTTTAATCATGTATCAGTTGAAAGAAGGTGTTCAACTTGTCAACAGATTTGAGACAGTTTTTTACGACTGATCATGTTCCAGATAAATTAGAACCTAACACTTATGAAAAGTTTTTCATCAACGCTTTAAGCTATACATCACCAAAAGCTATAGATGATTTAACGATTGCATTTGAAGAAGATGAATCTAATGATCTGATACAAAACTTTCAAGAAATTGACTTATTAGACGAGCATGTTTTTCCAGATGTTATCGATTATGAATTTGAAGAAGTTATATTAAGTCCTTTTTTTGACAGAAACGAATTTGCAGTTGATGGTTTTGAAACATTGATTGAAGGATTATATGATGAACAGAATGAAGTGTTTGTAAATGTAAGTTTTATTATTCCACAATTAAAAGGTGTCTTTAGAGAAATATATGCAGAAGCCAAAGAGTGGTGTGAGTACTCGGATGAAACATTATCCGAACCTAAGGTTGATTATTACAATCTAGGTACCACTGAAATACAGTTCCTGTATATCAAATTCAAAAATAAGGGAAAAGCTAGGGAATTCAGAAAGCTTTATAAAAAGAGCTATCAAATAAGAGCAATGCTATATGGTTTTGGATATCGATTTATAAATGGTCAATTTGTTAAAGGAAACGTAAGAAACATTGAAATTGAAGGATGGGAATATCCTGATTTGAATTTTGGAGTTGCAAATGAAGCTCTAGAAATCATGGCCAATGTTTCAAAAAAAGAAAGGCACAATACGGAATTGTTGCAAATAATAGTCGAAAGAAAAGTAGATGATTGTGATTATAAATTTACTTCAAATGCTTTGATTTCAGCTCTTTCAAACACATTAAAGACAAAAAGCGAGGTGATCATGTAATGAGAGAAGCAATCATTCGTTTAAACAACAAAAAAGATGATGCTGAATTATGTATCAAACAAAACGAGAAGATTACATTCAAAATGCTTTCGAAAGAAGAACTGGTAAAACTTTTTAATGATTTTTTTATCAAAGATCAGCATGAGAAAGCGAACATAAAATTATTTTCTGAAAACACGATAGGTGCCGGTATTGATTATACCGTTATAAAGCAGCCTGAGCATATGCAATATGTTACTTATAATAATCATTCATACAAAATCAATTTTCCTAATGCTATTTATATCGTTCGATATGACAACAAAATCGTAAAAGGCATCCAATGCTATTGCTATAAGAAATACAAAGGTCCTGAAACTGAGTTATATGAATATGCAATGCCAAATATGTTGACAGGAAATGCAATGTGTATGGGTAGTGCCGATAAAAGGATTGTTGATGGTGATATTGAAGCTGCTTTGAATAAAATTATCGCTACGCCTTATTCGCATGGTGATTTTGATGGAATAAAAGGTTTCTCAACAACAGTAACTTACTTTGAATACCTTGAGGCAAATCCATTTCCTTACAAACTTTTAAGAAAATTGAACAGGAAATTAAGAGATGTCAAAGTGTGATGAATTAAGAAAATTACTTCTTGAATGGGGTGAAGGTAATTATTTGCCCCTCAAGAAAAAAAATGCGTATCTGGAAAATGAAAATTATCGTTTGAGAATGCAAAATTTAAGAATCAAAGAAAGAAATGAAAGACTTTCTATGATCACCAAGAAAAGAAGAGAGGAAGCGAATCATGAAAATAGATAGAGGAATTGTTCGATGTGATAGATGTAAAAGAGTTTTCAAAACCAAAGAGGTCAATAATTATAAAATCTCATATCAAGCAGGTGGATTGAAAAGTGATGGTGGCATGGGACTTGTAAGAAAGAAAGCAGAAATCTGTTCCGATTGCAATATGGATTTTGAAGACTTCATGCGCAATAAACCAGTTGCAGGACGTGATATCAATGACAGGTAAAGAATGGTCAAAGTTATGTAAGGAACATGGTGTTGTTGTCCTTGATGCAAATTACAAAGATATGACACAAGATGATGCTTTAAAGTATTTTGATTTATTAAAAACTGCAATGGATCATGCTTTTGCTAGAAAATATGATTTGGAAACCGGCCAATATGAAGATTATGCATTGCCTGAAGGGTCTACATATTACGAAGATGATATGAGCAAAGACATTGCTTGTGCTGAGTGTGGTAAGAAAATCAAATATGGGATGTCTTATACATCAAGAATTATTCAAAATGATGCCGGTTTTGGGTATGCGGTCTGTATGGATTGCTACTGCGAAAATGATTTGAAAGATTCAATTAATAAAAGTTAAGGTGCAATAAAATCTGTAGATTGCAGAAAAAACGATACCAAGGAGGAACAACAATGAAAACAGTAGAAGAATTAGAAAAAGAAATTAATAATGTTGAAGAAATATTAAATAATTTAAAAACAAAAGTTGAAGAATTAAAAAAGAGTAAAAATGGTTTTGAACCAACACCAAAAGACTGGAAACCTAAATGTGGAGAAAAGTATTGGACAGCATATTATAATTTAAACCCAACTGTTTTTATTTGTGATGAAAGAGAGATAAGTGAAAATATTATTAAATACAATCGTATATTTAAAACAAAAGAAGAATGTAAGCTGTATTGTAGAATACAAAAAGCATTTATGGATGCTTCTAGAGAGTTTAAATATAATAGCAATAATTATTATATTTGGTATGACCACGTGAATAAAAAAATAAAACATGATTGTCTTTTTAGTGTTCAACATAAAGATATTTATTTCGACAGTGAGGAAACAGTTCAAAATCTCATTGATAAATTCGGTGAGGAAAATATCAAACGTTACTATTTAGGGGTGTATTGATATGAAAAATTTTGAAGCGTATGAAGAAAAAATCAAAGAATTAAATTATAATTTTGCGATAAAAAACGATGAATGTGTCAGGTGTATTAATATTTGCGAAAGGTGCGAATTTATAAGCAATCCTTTTGGTAGTTGTCCTCAAAATAAAACAAAATGGTTGTACAAAGAATATATTGAACAACCAAAAAAAATCAAAATTTCTTTAGCAACTAAATACTTTTTAGAAAGTTTAAGTGATAAGTATGAATGGATTACAAAAGATGAAGACGGTGCTGTTTGGTGTTATAAATTTAAGCCTGAAAAATATACACAAGATAAAAACAAAAGATGGACTGTATATGGTAGGGGTAATATTGCTGGCTTTAGAGATGCTTTCAAAAAAGAAATATTTGATTTTCTTTCATGGGAAGATGAAGAACCAACTAATATTAAAGAGTTATTAGAAAACTGCGAGGTGATAGAAGATGAATAAAATAGAAGAATTTAATGTTGATGAATATATAGATAAAGTAACGGAAACAAAAAGGATATTTAGACAATCGCTTGAAAAATATGGCAAAGAACCGCAATGCAGACAAACGATGGAAGAATGTGCTGAACTTATTCAAGCAATTAATAAATTTCTTCGTTATCCAAATGATAAACATTATGCCAATTTAATTGAAGAAATAGCTGATGTGGAAATCATGCTATATCAATTAAAAGTGATGTTTAATATTGATGATGATCAAGTGTTTGCTTTTAAAGTAGAAAAAGCTAAAAGAGAACAAGAAAGGTTAAAAGAACTATGACAGCAAGAGAAATGTTTGAATCAATGGGATTTAAAAAAGATAAATTTGATCATTTTGGATTAGATCGATTTATTTATAAAAAACCAATCGTATATGAAGAAGAATACTTATATACATTTGTAGTTTTGTTTGATAAAGAGCAAAAAATAACATCTGTATATTGTGATGAGTATTCTGAAGATTATGAGTACGGTTATGATGCACCACCTGCAATTGATATGGAACTTTTGAAAGCAATAAATCAGCAATGTAAGGAATTGGGGTGGCTTTGATGGATGATACATTATTTGAAATTGAAAATATGTGTCATGCTTTAGGGTTTGACCCTAGCAAAATTAGAAAAGGACAAAGAACTTATGAGTATTATAGAAACTTCTTTGTTGCTAGCGGAGAGTACAAAGATAGTTGGGAGAAGTTAGTCAAGTGGGGAGATGCTGCTAAAGCTTCTAATGCCATCGTAGGAAGTTACTATTATGTAACCCAAAAAGGAATAGATTTCTTAAGCAGTATTTATAAGATTAAATTGCAACCAAGAAAATAAGGCGGTGGATAGAATGACGTTAGATGAAGCAATCGAACATTGCAAAGAAAAATCAAAAGGGACTTGCAAATGTGCTAAAGAACATGAGCAATTATTACAATGGCTTATCGATTATAAAGAACTAAAAAAAAGGAAACACAAAAAAAAACCATTAATAGCATTTGCCGATGGTGTTACTGTTGATGGTTCGATTGTTCGAAGAACAGCATTAGTGTGTCCTTCTTGTAAATCGCTTTTAATAGAAGGACAAAAATATTGTCATTCGTGCGGACAAAAACTGGAGGGTTGAAGATGAAAAACTTTGAAAAATATGAAAAAGAGATTAAAGAGATAGTGAATCAAAATAAGCTTATTGCAGTTGTAAATAATAAACCATGTGTTTGTGAAGGTAAGTGTACTGGATGCAAATTTGATAAAAGTAAAGGCGATATGAGAGGTTGCATAGTAAAAGCTTTTGAATGGCTCTATGAAGAATATAAAGAACCTATCAAGCTATCTCGTTTAGAATTTGAATTGTTGAAATGTCTTAAAGGTGAAAAACTTGAATATCTAGCAAGGGATAAATGTAAAGTTTATGTTCATGCATATGGCACTAAACCCCAAAAAGGAAATCTCGGTTGGTTTACGGAGACAAGAGATTGCTGTTGTATGTCTTTATTTAGTAATTGTTTTAAATTCATCAAATGGGAAGATGAAGAACCTTACAAAATCCAAGATATCTTAGATAATTGCGAGGTGGTTGATAATGAATAGACCAAAAGTTGAAGAATTTGAATTTTTAGAAGAATATGCTGAAACATTAGAAATCTATTGTGATCAGTTAGAAAAGGCTCTTGATAAGGCATGTGAAGAACTGGAAAAATGTGAAAAAGATTTTGATAAAATATATGGTACCAGCTATGCAAAAATAAAGAATAAAAAATATTGGAAAAAGGAGTTGATGGAAGATGACTAAATTTGAATTAGATTTATTAAAAGAATTTTCTGATGATGGATGTGGTGAAGATGACTTTGATGAAATCAGTACATTAGTCGGCATGAGGATGAGAGGCTACTTTCAAGATGCCGAAGATGATGAAACCATTGATGAATTGATTTGGAGGTATGAAGAATGTATAAGTCACCAATAGAAATAGTAATGGAAGAAGTATTTCAAAAGATGGATGAGGATTTTGAAAATGCAGTATTTAAAGCTGTACGAAAAGTCGGCATAAATGTTGATAAAGAAGAACTCCTAAAAGCTCTAATTTATGATAGAGGACAATATTATAAAGGATATGAGGATGCGATGAATGAGGTCAAGCATCCTCAACCACTCAAATTTGAAGATTTAAAAGAAGGAATGTGGATATATGATGCTCCTTATGAAGAAATTGTAAGAATTAAAGAAATAGTATCTAATGAATGGATATTTCTTGAATGCATAAAATCCAAGGATTTATCTAATACATTTTTTCAAGAAGGAAGATTTTATCCAATTACTATTCCAAATATAGGAGATAAAAATGGGTAATCAGTATAGAAGAATGCAAACAGTAAAACATGCTTTGCAATACTATATCACTAGACCAGGAGCAAGTGAAAAGGATCTAGTAAGAGAAAAAAACTTAATAAAGCGTGTTGAAGATGATATTGAATGGTATGAAGAAAGACACCATATCAAAAAGAAAGAGGAGAGAAATTAAATGATTAAATATTGCCCAGATTTAACCGGGTTTGAAATAAGAGAATCGTATTTGCGTGGAGGAGGAACGAATAAAACAGTTATTTTAAATCATTGTTTAAAAGATTCATGCGTTGCTTATAAGAATGGAAAATGCATTAAATATAATAGCAATGTAGAGATAAGACAAGAGGAGAAAAAATAAATGAAAAAAGTATTAATCATATTAGCAAGTGTATTTGCTTTAACTGGATGTTCAAAAGCATCTAGAGTTAATTGGAATATTAGAGAAGATGCAAACAACTTTAAAATTACAAGAAAAGTCGTTGCTCTTAATACTAGAACAAATGATCCATTATTCACTGTTGAGGGAAAGATTTCCCTTGATAGTGATGAAGATGGAGATTTAAACGTAACAATCAAAACTGGAAAAGGAAAGTACAAGCTGTTCTATGCGCATTTGTCAAATGATGTTACATACACTTGTATTCAAACAAACGCTAAGAAAGAAAATCCTTATGCCTATGACATTCAATTCTTTCCGGCAAAAGAAGTTATTGAAAATGGTGTTATTGATATCAAATCAAGTGAGTAGGTGGTAAATAATGCAGAAGATTAAATTAGAAGCTGAAAATGATTTAGAAAAACGTTGCAAAAATTTAAAAGAACAAAATGAAGCATTGATTAGTGGATTGGATCTTGCAAATGAAACAATAAGCAATCTATACGGTTTGCTTCGAGAATACCGTCAACAAAAAGAAAAGCTTTTAAAACAAAATACAAAACTGTTAGCGATTTATACTGTAATTATCATAGCTCATATAATCACTGCAATCATTAATCAATCATATCGAAATTCACTCATGTTTTATTTTCTCTCGGTCGTAAGTATTGTGTATGGTATTGATTTATGTAGTCAAAAATTCAAAAAAAGGTGATTGAAATGAATATATTAATTAAAAAGCTTAATGATTGTCAGTTGACTAATCAAGAAATCAAATACGTTATTGGTCGTTTAACGTGTGCAACTAATTTTGATAAGGAATTGCATTTGAAAGCAATTGAAAAACTTGAAATACAAAGAAAGTACCTTGAAGAAGGCAATGTAGAAATAAAAGAAGATGGTGATAAATAATGTACATTAACCCATTTTGGTGTGAAGTTGCAGCAACTATCCTTGCTGAATTGGCAGGGATAATTGCTTATGCAATTTATCAAGATCATAAAAATTAATAATTAATTATTTTGGAGGGCAAGGAATGAAGTATACAGATGAAGAAAAGAAAATCATTGATGAAGTTAAAAAATATCTTAGAGAATTACGCCTAATAAATATTGAAAAATTCTCTTTAACATTTGAAATTGAGGACATTCCAAGCCCTCAATCAATTAAATACAGTGATGAAGCTCCTGGAGGTTTTTCAAAACCAAAAGGAGAACAAATCACTTCTAATATGTTGCGCAGGGAGCTTCTAACAAAGCGCCTAGAGCTCTTTAACAAAGAACTTGATAAATTTATGCCATTGGTGTATTTGCTCAATGCAGGACATAGAAACATCATTAGAACGTATGTATGTTCAAGAGGGTACAATGAAATGATTGACACATTAGAAGAATCGTTTTGTATCAGCAAATCAACTTACAAAAGAGAATTTCCAAAAGCATGTTTAGAATTATCTAAATATCTTGACATGGAACACCGCCCATCGCTTGAAAAATTGAATAACCAATTTTATGAAAGTATTAAGAGTGAATAGATTTATTCATTCTTTTTTTGTGTATGTATAGAAATTACTTATATTTTTAACATATATTGTGACATTTTCTCTACAATCTGTGATATAATTTCTTATGAGAAAATATATTCTTACGAAGAGTGATTATGTTAAGAAGAAAAAAGGAGTGTAGACTATGGCAAAAATAGTTTCTTTTACGTATTGTGATAATGTGGCAAATGATATGAATGGTAATCCTATAATTACAAGGCCTTTACAAATGATTACACCTATGGCAATACCATCTAATTTTACTTTTTCTATTTCATTTGGGGTTTATGATATCGATAAGATTGAAAAGAATTGCATTAATATAGATTTTTTAGATCCTAATGATGTAGTGATTTCAAATAATGAGTTAATACTTCCAGATATGCCTAGAGAAATAAATGAAACACCAGATCCCGTAGGTATTCAAATTAATGTAGAATTTAAAAATACGTATATAAAAGAAGAAGGTGAATATAAAACTAGAATAATTTTAAATGGTAGTAAACTAGGTGAGTTTCCAATAAATGTTCATAAAACAAATATAATGTAACAGAGGAGGAAGATTATTATGGTTGCTAAAGCAGCAATTTTAAGTGTTTTTGTAGTTACTTCTCTTGAATCAATGCCATTATCTTTAAATAATGAGACAGTTAATATAAATAAAAATATTTATTCTACATCATACAATGTTGGATATACTAATACAAAAGGTATGCATAGTTCTATTTATAATGTTGTGCCTGTTCAAGACAAAGAGGATGGGGTAAATGTGAGTTTTTCAGTTCCATTAACAAGAAATTTAGATAAATTAAGAAAGATATCTAAATTAGAATTAAAAGAAGATAATTCTATTTCGTTTTCAAAATATTTTATACAACAAGTAGCAAACATATTAGGTAGGTTAAAATATCAACCAGAAATATTTCCAACATTTACAGGAAATATTCAACTGGAATATGAAACAGATAATCAATATTTGGAAATTGAAGTTACACCTACTAACCTTATGAAGATTTTCTCTATAAAAAGTAATGGAGAGGAAAATGAAGGTGAGTTTGTGAGCTTGGATTTAGAGTTGATAAAACAAGAGGTTGAGGCTTTTTATGAACAAGATTGATTTTTATTTGAAAGAAAAATTATATAGAGCTGTTTTGCCTTATGAACCTTTTATAAAAGAAGATGGAACTATTTCTAGTGCTGCGTTTAAAGATTCGCAAGGTCTATCTGTAGATAGGCAAATGCATCGAGAAAATATCGAAGCAGTTAACTTTATTTCTACTATGAGAAAAGGAAGAATTGTCTCGGTTACAGTTGATAACTGTGATAAGAAATCTATTAGATATCTTCATTTACCTACAAAAGAAAATGATTATCATTCTGAACTGCATAAAGATACCCAAAAAAAAGCATTGACTAGTTCTCAAGCAAAGTATTTAGCAAAAATGTGTATTACTGAAAAACATTAAAAATTACATAAATAGTTGAGAGCAACAACAATTGCTCTTCTTTTTTTATCACAAATGATAATTTTTTATTAAAAATGGACCCAATTTGGACCCAAAATGAACCCAAAGTGAGCCCTAATTGGACCCAAAGTGGACCTAGATTGAACCCTTATTTCCATGTTATTATGCTATTGTGGTTTTTGAAGAAATGAAACAATCCCATTTAATTTATAAAATCACAGTTCAGACATATAGGTTAAACCCCTTGCTAAAAAGTTCCTTATGGGAGCTTTTTTCTTTTGCAAAAACAACGATGCAGTTTTAACTGCAATTTCTATAAATAAAAAAATGGAGGTGGTGACATGATTTGGAAAAACACGAGTTAGCATTTGAAGACTATAAAAATGGCATGAAGCAAAAAGAAATTGCTAAAAAATACAATACAACTATTAATACTGTTAAGTCATGGAGCCGTCGCTATGAATGGTCAAAAAAGAAGAAAAAGTGTGCACACCAAAATAAAAGTGTGCACACCAAAAAAGAATGCAAAAAAATAGCTGAAGAAATAGTAGAAACAAGTGAGCTGGATGAAGAACATCAGCTCTTTTGCATTTATTATTTAAAATATCATAACAAAGTCAAAGCTTATTTAAAAATAAAACCCAAAGCTAAATATAACAGTGCTTGTGTCATGGCATCAAGATGGTTTAAAAAACCTGAAATCCAAGAAGAAATTAAAAGACTAAAGCAAGAGTTATATACTGATATTCTTTTGGATCCTAACGATATTGTTCAAAGATACATTGATATTGCTTTTTTAGATTCCGATGAATTGGATGGGAAGGCAATTAAAATGTCAGATTCTCTTAGAGCTCTCGAATGGTTATCAAGTCATTTGAACATGGCCAACGAAGAGCAAAAACTCAAGATTGAACTATTGAAAAAGCAATTGAATACGAATGATCAAGAAGATGATGGAGTTGAAATTATAAATGATGCACCAATTTAAGAAAACTAAGAAAAAACAGGTTCGCATTTCAGATATTGTCATTCCAAAGTTTTTGACCTGTTTCAATGACATTTCACATGTTCATAAGATCATGGACAGCGGACGTGCTGGTACCAAATCAAGTTACGCTGCTATTCATGGTATTTACAAGATTGTAAGTGAAGATGAATGTTCAGTAATCGTCATGAGAAAGTTTCACAATAAGCTTTCTAAGACTGTCTACAATGAATTCAAACGAGCAATCAAACGTCTAGGATTGAAGAAAAAACAGTTTAAGATAACTAAGAATCCAATGAAAATTACATATCTTAAAAATGGCAATTCGGTTTATTTTACAGGAAACGACTCTATCGATGATACAAAAGGGATCATTGATGAAGAAAAGCCTATCAAACTTGTTATTTTAGATGAGCTGACCGAGTTTTTTGAACGTGGCCAAGGAGAAGATGAAATATCCAACATAGAAGCGACATTCGTACGTGGTAATGATGATGAATTCTGTATGGAGTATTATTTCAACCCTCCTAAAAATCCTAATGCTTCTATTTTTAAATGGGTCAAAAAGATGAAAAAACGTAGTGACTGCATTCATATCCATGTTGATTATAGAGATGTTCCAGAAAAGTGGCTTGGTAAAAAGCTTATTCAATCAGCAATGGAAATGAAAAAAGTTGATGAAAGAATGTACAACTGGATTTGGCTTGGAATTTCAATCGGTTTGGATGAAATCATTTATTATATGTTTGATAAAGATAAACATGTTTTGGATAGAAATCTTACCAATGATGAAATCAACGGAATTACAAGAATTGATGCATCTTGTGATTATGGCCAAATGAATGCAACGGTATTTGAGTTTTGGGGACTCAACCCTACACAGAAAATCATTTTTGGGCTTGATGAATTCTATCATTCAGGACGTGAAAGTGGTAAACAGCTGACACCAAGTGAATATGCTTTTAAATTCAAGAAGATGTGTGAAAAAATCAAGGAAGAATTTGGACAATATCCTCGAAACCTCTATATTGACCCAAGTGCAAGAGGACTTGCTGAAGAAATCAAAAGGGCTTGTCCATTCATCAAAATAAGAGGTGCTCAAAATGATGTCAAATTAGGGATTTCAAGAGTCCAAAAAGCAATAGCATTTCAAAAAGTACTGTTTAGTGCACGTCAGGAAATGCTTTTGAATGAAATCGTTATTTACAGCTATGATAAAAAAAGCATTGAAAGTGGTGCTGAAAAACCAGTAAAAGATGATGATCACTGCATGGATGCATTGAGATATTACATCATGGGCATTTGGAAATACATTAAAAGATATCTTCCTGATGTCGAGAAGAATGAAGGTGGTGAGGATGATTAGTGTTTACAGCAATAAAGAAATTTCTAGAAAGGATTAAGAACAGAATGTTTGCAACAAAAGATATAAATAAATTTTTCGATATCGATATTGCAATGTCGAATGACATGGTCAATTCAATTGATTTATGGAATAAGATTTTAGAAAACAAGCAGCCTTGGCTAAGTGAAGAAAAAGGTGTCAAATCATTAGCATTGGCACAAGGGATCAGTGAGGAACTTTCTAAAACTTCAACAAGAGAATTGATATCAAAAGTCATATCAAATGATTTTGTCAATCAGGAATATCAAGAATTCATCAAAGATATGAATGAAAATCTTCAATGGGCTTTAGGCGAAGGCGGTGTTGTTTTTAAGCCATATGTAAGTGACAATCAAATATTCGTTGATGTTGTACATGCTGATAAGTTCTTTCCTATTACGTTTAATGGAAGAAAGAAAATCACCGCAGGTATCTTTGTAGAACAGATTTTTAAAGGCAAAAACGTGTATACTCGATTAGAATATCAAAAATATGAAAATGAAGTAAATACGTTTGAAAACTATGCATTTATGAAAAAAGATTATTCTCAAGGAAACTACAGTTTCTATACGGATTTTGGCAATCAAATTCCATTGGATACTGTTCCTGAGTGGAAAGACTTGGAGGAACATTTTGAGATTGGTGGCGTTGACAGGCCACTTTTTTCTTACTTCAAAACACCAATCATCAATACGATTGATAAGATGTCTCCTCTTGGTGTGCCATGCTATGTCAAGGCAATCAATCTGATTAGAGATGCAGAAGAACAATACAGCAGATACATTTGGGAATTTATCGCTGGTGAAATGGCTGTTGAGGCTTCTGGTGACGCATTTGAAATTGATTCACACACCCATGAGCCAAAACTTCCTGAAGGAAAGAAAAGATTGTTCAGAACATACGATATCGATAATCCATCAGGACAAGCAACAAACATCAATGATTTAATCAAAGTACATGCTCCTCAATTAAGAGATGCCAATTATGCTGCAGGATTTAATGATATTCTAAAGAGAATTGAATTTGAATGTGGTTTATCATATGGAGATTTAAGCGATCCACAACAAGTCGATAAAACTGCGGAAGAAATCAAGTCATCCAAACAAAGAAAATATGATACTGTTTCAGCTATTCAAGACAGTTTGAATACTGTACTTGAAGATATAGCATATGCAATGAATGTTTATGCTATCGGAATGGGCAAATCAAAGTCTATGGAATGTGTTGTTGAAACTGATTGGGGAGACAGTATCTTGACCGATACTGAAAAACAAAGAAATATCGACCTTCAAGAAGTCAATGCTGGTTTGATGCCTGAATGGAAATACAAAGTCAAATGGCAAGGTATGAGTGAAGAAGAAGCAAAAAGAGAAGTTGCTGAAAATTCTGATGAAGGCATTGAATATGATGATGATGAAGATGACGATGCAGAAGAGGATGTAAATGTTAACTGATAAATTTTTAGAAGAGTCGGGTGATGATGTCTCAAATGACTTCAGCACATTAGAAACTCTTCTTTTAATTTGGATGGGTTTACGTTTAAGAAATCTTGCATCTTTAGAAGATATCGAAGAAGAGTATCCAAAATGGAAAAATAAAGCCTGTAGAGAGTTTTTTGAATATTCGGGTACTGGATTTCAAAAGGTCAAGAAATCGTCTCAAAGCAAAGTAAAATCAATCATAAAAGATGGAATTGTTTTAACAATAAGCAACATTTCTTCAAGATTGAAAAATACCGATGTTCAAGCATCAAAAAAAGATATGCTGAACAGGTCCAATAAGAACCTGAACAAAGGTATCAAGGATACACAAGGAGAAATTAGAAACCTGTGTAATATCTCAAGAAAGTGCACCAACAAGCAGTTTATAAAGGCGTGTGATGAAGCATACTCTAAAATTGTTGCAGGAAACAATGCTGACAAGGCCATCGAATCATCAATAAGAAAGCTTTCTCAAAAAGGTATTGAAGTAGTTGGTTATACTGATCATACAACTTCAATGGATGCTGCAGTTAAAAGAGCAGTTACAAGTGGTGTCAATCAAACGTCTTTGAAGTTTAAAATGGATAACTGCAAAGAATTGGGCATCAACATTGTAAAGACTTCAAGTCATGGCGGTGCTCGACCATCCCATCAGGAGTGGCAAGGTAAATTATTTTATCTTCATACTCCTGTAAAAGGTCTACAGAACTTTAAAAAAGCAACTGGATATGGTCGTGTTGAAGGCTTGGGTGGAGCGAACTGTCGACATTCTTTCTATGAAGTAACTGATTATGAATATGAAAATGATTTGGTCGATACCGAAGAATTTGACAAGAACAGGAATGATGATCAATATGAGCTGGAACAAAAACAACGCTATTATGAACGTCAGATACGTTCTTGGAAGAAAAGAAAGAATATTCTTGATGAATGTGGTGTAGATTCCACCAAAGAAGCCAAAAAGATTAGAGAATGGCAAGATAAGCGTTCTCAATTCATTAAAGACAGCAACATTCAATTCAAGAAAGAACATGGTATTGATAACGTTCTTAAAAAGGCTTATCCAAGAGAAAAAGTATTTAACAATGGCAAGTTATCAAACAAAAAAGGCAATAAATTATACCATGATGACGAATGGCTACCATTCAATTTTAAACCTAAAAAGGAAGATAAGCCAAAAATTAAAATGATTACCAATTCAGATGAATTTGTTGAAAAAATGATGAAAAAAGTAACCATCGAAAGCGATAATGATGATTTTAAAGAAGGCATAAAAAAAGAAATTAAAATCATGCATGAAGAAGCTACAAAATTCTTGATAAATAAGAAAATTCCTATTAAACAATCAGATACAGAAACAGCATATGATAGTAGCATGAATACTATCTTTGTAGCTCAAAAACATTTAAAGTCTGGTACCTTCGCACATGAAGTAGGTCATGCTTTGGTTGATAAAAACAATTTATATGAAAATGAAGAATTGGCAACAATCATGAAAAATGTTGTTGCTAACGCTAAATATAAAGTTATAAAAAAAGATGATGAATATTATCTTTCTTTATCCTCTGAAAAGTTCATCAGAAAATATCAGGGTAGAACGTATATAAATGTTACAGAAAAATATAACAATTTAAAAAAAGGGGAGCACTTGAAAGTAGAATCGATAGATTATACAAAACTAGAAGAATATGTCAGTGTAGGATACGAAACATTTGTAAGCAATCCTCAATTGCTATATGATAAAGATAAAGAGCTATATGATTTCTTTAAGAAAGGTGGATTGTTCAATGAAATCAAAAAAGGAAAGTAATGAAAAGACACAAATTGTAGAAGTTACAGGTAATCTTGAAGATACAATGACCGAAGAGGAATTAAAACAATTTGAGGAAGATTTTTATTTAGATGGAGGACCTGGATACATTCCTACCTGGTCAAGTTGCTATAAACCAAAAGAAAAGAAATAACATATTAAAGCAAGAAAGGGATGAAATAGAATGTCTGCAATTATAAAGTATCCAGAAGAAATTCAAAAATGCATGGATATCTATGAACCTTATAGCATTCAGATTTATCAAGGGAAATTAGAAGGTGTCCCTCAAGAAGCAATTGATGCGTACAATAAAGTAAAAAAATGGTTTTGGGAACAAAAACAGTAAAAATAAGTCAACGAAAGTTGGCTTTTTCTTTTGCTCAAAATCAGGAGATTTGATATGAAAACTTTAATAAAAGTATTATTCGTTCTTTTAATCGCTTTAAAGCTTATTGATCTATTCATTTGTGGGTTATGTAAAATTCTTATCCCACTTTTTATTTTCGGTTTAATTATGATGATTGCTTTTATTTTAGAAATTTTTTAGTAAAAAAGGAGAAAAAATATGAAATTTAAAAGAGCGTTTAAACTTATGTATAACGGAGAAAAAATTAAGCTCCCATCTTGGGGTGGCTATTGGTATTGGGATGATGAAAAGAAAACAGTTATCATGCATACCAAAGATGGCCAAGAATTGGATATTAGAGAAACTGAAAGAGTTATTTATACGTTGTCTAATATTCTTGATGATGGATGGGTTCTTGCTGATGAAGAAAACTGCCCAGAATTAGGTGGAGAGGCCACTTTTGGGTTTGATGAAGCTATTAAGTATTTAAAACGTGGAATGAAAGTGAAACGTAAAGGATGGAATGGCAAAGACCAATACATTGAACTTGCTACAAATGTATCATTCAAAACACCTAATGATGAAGTTATTAATGTAGATCACGTAGATATGGGAAACAAAGCCATTGCTTTCCATGGGACAAGCGGTGTACAGCTAGGATGGTTAGCGAGTCAAAGTGATATGTTATCAGAAGATTGGACTTTTGTAGAATAGCACAATATAAAGTAATATAAAACGGTATATAAATAGCTTTTTGAATAAAAATTTAACATATATTGTGTCAAATTTATTAAAAGTTGTGCTATAATACTTTTGAGAAGAGGAGGTTGGTATTATGGCAACAAAGAGTTTTACAAGTGATACATTTGTTCTTAACAACAATAACGCCTCTAAGTTTCGTAATATCATGAATAGCAAAAAAAAGGTACGTATTGCAAAAGTTGAAGGACATAAGAATGTTACTAGTAGAGAAGAAATTATGAGACTTTTGAATATCAAATAGAGGTTTAATCTTGAATTATAGAACTATATCACTAAAAGTTTTAATAGATGAATTTGGAAAGAAGAAAGCATTTGAACTCCTTTCCAAATTTTCTTGTCCTTTAAATAATGATGTGGAAGAATTTGTACATCAAAAAGCAATACCTTTTGAAAGAGCGGGAATGGCTCGTACATATTTGGTTGTGGCGGAGGATTCACAAACATCATATGGAATATGTGCTATATATTCCATAACAACAAAATCTATCTCTATCTCAAAAGAAATGACCAATAGTTTTAGAAAAAAAGCATTTGGAACTACATATGCTGTTGGCAATCCTGTAAATACCATACTGATAGGTCAATTAGCTAAAAATTATCAGGATGGAAATGATCAGTATATTACTGGTGAAATATTAATGAGTTTGATTATAGATTATGTTAGAAAAATTGATATTCTTGTTCCTAGTGTTTCAGTTTATGTTGAATGTGAAAATAAAGAATGCCTAAAAAAATATTATGAAAAATATGGTTTTGTTAATTTTTCAACCAATAAAGATGGATTATTACAGTATATTGTCTCAACAAAAAAATTCATTTCACCTGAATATGAAAAAGAGCATATAGAAGTTGAAAGAGAAAAACAATTAGTATAGTTTATAAGCCACAAACAAGTGGCTTTTTGTTTTAGGTGAAAAGGTATGAAATGATATAAAAAAATAAAAAAGCCTTGACTTTGTAGCGTGATACATTCTATTATAATGTTGTACACTACAAGGAAGGAGGGTTTATGACAAATAAAAGTAGAGCTGAATATTTCCGTAAAAGAAGAGAAAATAAAAAAACTTTTGGAGCCTTGATTGATAAAGATAAAGTAGAAAAGTTAGAATCTATTTTACAGCAAAGAAATCAATCAAAAAAGGAATGGCTAGAAAGTAAAATTGATGAGGAAATATCAAAATAAAAAAGAGTAACATCAGCACGACCAAGCACTTGTTACTCTTTACCAAAAGGCAAGATTATTGTACTACATTTTGCCTTTGAACACAATTGAAGAAAGAGGTAAAAGTTATGTTAAATGAATTAGATAAGTTATTTGACATGTTATCAGAAATTGAAAACAAATTAACTGACTTAGAAAGAATTAATTCAATGGTCATTGTTACATGTGATGCATGTGAAAACGGGAATGATATTAAATATGATGTTTCAAATGTCATGATGTTAATTGAAGACCAAATTGACATGGTAGAAGAAACTATTAGATCAAATGTTTCAAAGTGCAATGCTTTAACAAGAAACATTCAAGAAACAATTAATAAAGGAGATTGTCAATATGGAAGAACTACAAATATTTAACAATGAAGAATTTGGGAATATTAGAAGCTTGGTGATTGACAATGAACCTTGGCTTGTTGGTAAGGATGTTGCTACTGACCTCAGGTACCAAAACGGTAGTCGAGATATTAACCGACATGTTGATGAAGAAGATAAGGGGGTCATTGAAATGATGACCCCTGGTGGAAAGCAAAAGATGGGGGTCCAAAACGTTACCCCATGTGTTATTGATTGCGATGATAAGCAATTAATTCAAAGGTCGGATTTGGCGACCATTGGTAATCATTTACCCACGATTAACGATTTGTTCACCGTTAATGGAACCAAAAGATTTCTAATAAATGAAAGTAAAATCATGCAAACGCTATCGTATTCCCAAAATGGGAACGTGGTAAAAACTCAAGGACAAAACGCTCCTGAGTTAGGACAACATGGAAGTTGGTTAATTAATGAAAGGGGAGCAGCAATATGGAAGAACTAATGGATAATGAATTGATTAACACGTCAGCAATTGAAACAATCGACAGTAGAGAAGTTGCTGAAATGGTAGATATGGAGCATAAAAACTTATTATCAAAAATTAGAAAATACGTTGAAATATTGGACGGCTCAAAATTAAGCAGTCCTCAATTCTTTGTACCAAGCACATATGTTAATAATCAAAATAAAGAACAACCTTGTTATTTATTAACCAAGAAAGGTTGTGAAATGGTAGCAAACAAATTGACTGGTGAAAAGGGTGTAATCTTCACTGCTAAATATGTTAATCGTTTTGCTGAAATGGAACAAAAAATCAAACTTCCAAAAACTGATAGAGAAATCTTGTTCTTGAGTGTTAAAGTTCAAGAACAAACCGCACAAAGGGTAGACGTGTTAGAAGAAAAAGTAACTGCACTTGAAGAAACAACAACAATCAACAGCTCACAACAATATACGCTTGAAAGAATTGCTAAAACAACTGTAATTAGTGCACTAGGCGGTATTGATTCAAGAGCTTACCAATTAATGAGCAGAAAGCTTTTCAGCAACATTTGGAGAGACTATAAAAAGTATTTCAAATTAGGCTCATATCGAGATACCCTAAAGACTGATTATGAAAATGCTAAAAATTATTTGGAATCATGGTCTCCTGAAGTCAATACAAGCTTGAAAATCAAAGAATACAATAGTCAATTATCAATGGTATTAGATTAAAAATTAAATATGAATATGAAGCGAGTTAAAAAGACTCGCTTTTTCTATACGCAATTTTAGAGAAAGGAGGTGTTTTTCAATGGCTGAAGGATTAAGACCACATCATCATCAAGAATTTGAATATCATACTATTCAATATTTTGATAAGAAAAGACACGTTATTGTTAAGAAGATACAGTATATGTGTATGATTTGCGGTCGTGTTCGTCATGAAAAATACGATTGCTACGTACCGCCACCTAAAAGCAAAACAAAAGCACTAGAGAGAAATAAAAGGAAATACAGCAATAGAGACTGATATTTCCTTTTTTTGTACCCAAAAACTGAAAACAACATAGCAAGACATGAATAAAACAAAAATTTAGAGGTGGGCAACTCGTAAAACTGCAACCGCACAGGCTGATGCAACCAGCGTACTAAAGCGTAGTGAATGAAAGGATCTTATGAAAAGAGAATTTTTAAAGAATTTAGGATTAACAGATGAACAAGTTAATCAAATCATGACTGAAAACGGTAATGACATTGAAAAATACCGCAAAGAAGTCGAATCAAAAACAAAAGAGCTAGAAACATTGAACACAAAATATGAATCAGCTCAAAACTCCTTGAATGATGCGAACAAGCAAATCAAATCATACAAGGATATGGATATTGAAGGCATCAAGAATTCAGCTGCTGAATGGGAAAAGAAATATAAAGATGAAACTGCAGAGTTGAACAATAAATTGACTCAACAAGAAAGAGACTTTGCTACTAACTCATACTTTGCAGGAATGAACTTTACTTCTGAAAGTGCCAAACGTGGAATCATTTCTCAATTCAAGGAACAAAATTTTGAATTAAAAGACGGCAAATTCATTGGAGCGGATGAATATATCAAAGGTTTAAAAGAATCGGATGCAGGAGCATTCGTTGTTGAAAAAACTAAAGATGAACCTTCATTACCAACATTTACAAAAGGTACTGCTTCTAAAGGAGCACCAGGTGGAGAAAACAATGCAAATGCATTCGGTTTCCATTTTGCAGGTGTTAGAGCAATGCCAAAAGAATAACAGATCAGGAGGAAATTAAATATGGCAGCAGTAAACTATGCACATGCATATCAACAAGCGTTAGAACAAGCTTGGCCTTATGCGCTTTATTTCGGAGATTTATTCAATACTCCAAATAACCAAAAATATAGATGGGTCAATGCAAGAACAATTGAAATCCCAACATTAGAAACTACAGGACGTGTAGATTCAACAAGAGATACAATTGCCAATGCAACTAGAAACTACAATAACGCATGGACACCATTAACTTTAACTAATGAAAGAAAATGGTCTACTTTGGTACACCCAAAAGATATTGATCAAACAAATATGGTTGCTTCAATCGGTAATATTACTGAAACATTCAACCAAGAACAAAAATTCCCTGAAATGGACGTATATTGTGTTTCTAAAATCTATGCTGAATATCAAGAATTAGGTCAAACACCTATTACTGATGAAATCACAGCAGCAAATATCTTAGAATATTTTGATAAAATGATGATCAACATGGCTGAAGCACGTGTTCCATCTACAGGAAGAATCTTATATATCACACCAGTTTACAATGCAATGTTAAAACAAGCTGAAAAATTAGCTAGAACTGTAATCATTGGTGATGCTGAAAATAAATTAAACAGAACTATCGCTAACTTAGACTTGGTTAAAATCGTTGAAGTTCCATCAGAATTAATGAAAACTGTATATGACTTCACACAAGGGTATAAACCTGCAGTTTCTGCAAAACAAATCAAAATGTTTATGGTGCATCCATTAGCAGTCATTACACCAATCAACTATGAATTTGCTAAATTGGATGAACCATCTGCAATGTCTGAAGGAAAATGGGTCTACTATGAAGAATCACATGAAGATGTATTTGTTTTAAAGAAAAAAGTAAATTCAATTCAATTTGCAGTTGAAAAATAATAAAGAGGAGGATGATCTATGTCACAAGTAAGAAAAGGAAATAGAATCCTTACAATCGAGCCACATAGAGTCGATGACTATGTTGCTCGTGGTTATGATCATATTGATGAAGAATCTGGTGAAGTCATTAAAAAGGGTGACCCAGTTTCTTTAGCGGATTTTAAAAGAGAATATTCATCTTTAAAAGCACAAGTAAAAGAAAAAGATGCAAGAATCGTGGAATTAGAAGCACAAAATGCTGAATTGACAACAAAAGTCGAAGAATTAGAAGCAGGTGCTAAAACTCCAGCAAAAGCATCTAAAGCTAAGAAAGATACAGCAGAAGAATAGTATGAAGGTTTCTTATGAATATTATGTAGATACATTCAATGGAAAAATATGTCAGCCTGAATTTGAGGACCTTGTTGAACCAGCAATTGATTTAGTCAAAGGATATGCTGAACAGTTCATTGCACCATGGGCATTAGAGAAAGATATCGATTATTACTGTTTGGAATTGAAAAGAGCAGTATGCTATCAGATTGATTATCTTCAAGCAAATGGTGGTTTGAATGCTCTAAATGGTACAAGTGATTTAGACTTGCAAAGCGTATCAAAAGACGGATTCAATTATAGTTATGGAGACAGGGGCAACAAATTCAACGGTGTTCCTTTTTCATCCGTTTCAGCTTATATGATCAAAAGTGAATTGAGAAGAAAAGGTCTTATGTGCAGGGTGGTCAAACGATATGATTAGCTCTCCTCGTATTCTAAGGCCTTTTACTATTACTTTGATTCATAAAGTTGATGAAGATACTTTTATTCCATATGTTCTTGAAAACGTTGGATTTGATGAAAACTATGGCATTACACAATCAAACAAGGGGATTTCTGATGCGGACAGTGTTCTTTTAACGATTGATTTGAGTGATTGTGGTGAGCTTACATTTGTTGATCAGCATGATTACAAGTCAAAAAAGAATACTTTTACGATTGGAAATGAAGATTATTTTGTCTTGGATGTAGTAAAAGAAACAGACTACGATGAATTGAAAAAGACAACAAATGTCTATTCAATCAATAAATATGCCTGTTATCGCCCGCCAGGAACGAAAGAAATCCAGTTTATTGAGGTGTATGCTTCTTGAAGATTTCTATTGATGTTGACTTTTCTCGAGTAAGGAAGGATTTAGAAGTGACTAAGGAGAAAGCCTATCATACTCTTAAGAATGCTGTAATAAGAGATACTGATCCTTACGTTCCTTTTTCTAATCTGGAGAATCACACCCACTTGAGAGAAACGCCTGATATTGGAGATAATGCCAAAGAGAAAAAACAAGTCATTTACGATACTGATTATGCGCAACGTGTGTATAAAGGTACAGGGATGAACTTTGACAAGTCACGTCATCCAAAAGCAACGGCCAAATGGTTTGAAAAATCAAAGAAAGCAAATATCAAGAAATGGATTAAAAGTGTAGAGGATGTGTTTAGAAATGGAAAATAAATCAAATAAAAAACTGACATATGAAGAATACAACAGGGTATTGGATTGTATCTATGACTTTTGCAAGAAGTTGGATATTCAAAATGTACAAAAAAACATGTGGAAATTAGATTTCTTTACTTCAAACAAGGATGACCAAATCATGGTTCAAAGAATATCTAATCGTGCTGAAAAAATTAATGAAAATATCATAGGAGGCTATACTGCTGTATTGCCTTTTTATATTAACTTTCAATCAGGTGCTAAAACTGAAAAGAGTGTCAAGAAAATTACGGATGTTCTAGATGATTTAGCAAACCAATTTGAAATGGAAACAATGAATAAATTTGAAAACATTGTTTTTCCTGATGATATAGTTCCACAGAAATTAGAAATGATTGCCAATCCTGGTGTTGAAACCTATGACAATGGCATTGCTAATTTTTCAGCACTGTATCAATTAACTTACTACAAGAAAGGAGCTTTTGAATAATGGCACAAACATTAAGAAATACTGTAGTAAACCGTCATGAAAACCTACACTACGTCAAATTCGATGGTGTATCAAAACCTGTATTGGCTGGTACTGGTTTAACTGATTGGACTCAAGCTGTGGATCCTTCAACTGATGACGGACAATATATCAATGAAAAGACTTCTCATTCAAATATGATGGCATACACACCATCGGTTTCTTATTCAGGAGAATTGATTCCTAATAATGAATTTGTAAGACATATCTATGAAGTCGGTAAAAAAGAAGTCATTGGTTCCATGTTTGATGAATATGAAATTGAAACATGGGCACCTGTTGAAGGTTCAACTGGATGTTTTGCAGCACATCACAGACAATATGAAATTCAACCATCTAATCCTGGTTCTGGAGAAGGTGGAGGAAAAATTGCATTGGAAGGAACTTTTGCTCAAAAAGGTGCTTCCGAACACGGCCAATACAATGTGGCCACTGGTGAATTTACTGCAGGTGAATATGACTACACAACTGGTAAATTTACAGCTGCTTCACCTCAATCAGGTGCGTCATCTACACCAGCAGGCAAATAGAAATCAAATAGGAAAGGGATTATTACTATGTTAGAAATCAAGATTCAAGAGAATTTATTCGATGTAAAAATTAAAGATCGTATTTTCAGTATCGATGCTGACAATATCGATAATCATTTGCTGATTGACAAGTTCATCAAAAAATACAGAGGCAATCGTACAATTGACGATACCTTTATTGAAGACTGTCAAGTCGTCATTGATGAATTGCTAGGAAAAGGCTCATATGATTATCTATTTGATAAGGATGATTTAAAACCTTACTACGTAATCCTAGCTCTTGCTGAAGAAATTCAAGCCAAGTTTGATGAACATGCTACGACTGAACGTCAAAAAGAAAAGCAAGACAAAATCAAAAATGAGCTTGACAGTTTAAACTCACTTACAAGGGAATTTGGAAACCTTCAAAAGCAAATGGATTACACAAAAAACAAATACGGGTTAAAAGATTATGTTAATTCTAGACAAAAGAGATCTTCAAAAAACAATAAGAATAGAAAATCAAGAAATAGAAATAAGAACTGATTTTAGAACGTGGATTCAATTCTCTTGTATCGTTTCTGATAAGTATATTGATGAAAATTATAAAATCCCTATGCTGTTTGATTTGGTGATTCCAAACTATGAATTATATATGGAAAGTATCGATTCATTGGAATTACTGAAAGGAATTCTTGATTTCTACAAATGTAATAAACCAGATAAGCCTGAGAAGAAACCTAATAAAAAAGTTGGGTTTCTTTTTGATTATGATATGGACCTCATCTTTGCTGCGTTTATGCAGCAGTATGGCATAAATCTATTGAGAACCAATATGCATTGGTGGGAATTCAAGGCATTGCTTAATGGATTGAATGACGACACCAAGTTCGTTCAGGTCGTTGGATATAGAACTGCGGACCTATCGAAAATCAAGGACAAGAAGGAACGTGCAAGAATGAAAGAACTTCAAGATTATTATGCCATTCAAGAACAGGGAGACCCATTCCAAAGAACTCAGGAAGAAATCGAAGCAGAATTATTTGAATCGTTAGGAATTCCAAAAGAATAAATTAAAGGCAGGTGGTATGATGGCAGATGGTAAAGTTGTTATTGATTTAGAAATCAATGATAAAAGCGTTGATAAGAAACTCAATACAGCTGATAAAAAAGTAGATAAATTTGCTAAAGATGTATCACAAAAAGAAGCTAAACCTAACGTTGATGCTGATACTAAGAAACTAGAAAAGAAGCTTGATGAAGCATCAAACGAGGTTGAAAGTTTTTCAAAAGAAGCTACTGACAACGCAAAAGTTGAAGGTAGTGCAAAAATGGACACTTCCAATTTTGAAAAGAGTGCCCAGACAGTAAAATCAGAAGCATCTGCAGTTGAAAAAGCTATAGATGTTGATGGTAAAGTTGATGTTGAAGATAAAGCAACATCTAAAATAGACAATGTAAAGAAAAAGATAGATGATTTCTTAAACAAAAAAAACAAGCCAAAACCTATTGAGCCTCCTGACTCTGATGATTTTGAGAAAAAGCTTCAAGAAATGGAAGATAAAATCAAATCATTCGGTGCAAAGATTGCAGGATATCTAGCAATAGGAGAAGCAATTAAACAAGGAACTGAAATTGGAAAAGAAGTCTATGAAGATTTTGAAGATTCAGTTGCACGTGTCAAAGGCGCTCTAGGAGAAACAGATGACCAAGCGAGACAGACTGCACAGGTCATCAAGGATGTTTATGAGGCTGGACTTGGTGAAAGTATGGACCGAGTGGCCGAAGCCGTTGTAAGAATCAAGCGAAATCTTGGTGAAATGGATGACGGAACTCTAAACGCTATTACACAACAAGCAATCATTCTTGAAGATACATTTGATGTAGATATGAATGAAACATTGCGTGGTGTCAAAGGATTGATGAAAAACTTTGGGTTAACTGCACAAGAAGCAATGGACTATATTGTCGCAGGAACTCAAGAAGGGTTGGACTGGACTGATGAACTAGGAGATAACATTTCAGAGTATTCAGGAAAGTTCTCTCAAGCGGGATATTCAGCAAGTGAATATTTCCAATTATTGAAAAATGGCTCCGATAGTGGAGCGTATAATCTCGATAAGGTAAATGATGCCATCAATGAAGTAACTACTCGTTTAGCTGATGGAACTATTGAGGGTGCTCTAGGTTCATTTTCAAGCGAAACACAAAAGACATTCAAAGCATGGCAGGATGGAAAAGCCACTCAAAAGGATGTTATCGACAGTATCGTAAGTGACATTACTAAATGTGATGATCAACAAAAAGCATTGACAATGTCAGCTACTGCTTTCGGTACAATGGGAGAAGATGCCAATCTTACATTTGCTAAAGCGTTGAATAGTGTTGGAACTACTTTTGATGATGTTTCAGGAAAAGGACAACAGTTTGCTGATGAAACAACGACTCCAATGCAAGAATTGGAATCAAAAGTTAGAAAGGTCAAAGATCAGTTACAGCCTTTAGGTGATTTGTTCTATGATGTAGCAGGAGTTGCACTTGATAACTTTACACCATTATCAGCTGTTATTCTTACTGTAGCAACAGCACTTGCTACTTACAAAGGAATAGTTCTTCTCACCGAAGGAGTAACCAAGGGATTAGCATTAGCGCAGAAACTATTAAATGGCGAAATGATGTTGAATCCAATCGGCCTAATTGTAGCAGCTATTGCTGCCTTGGTAGCTGGATTCATTTATTTATGGAATACAAGCGATGGTTTCAGGTCGTTCTGGATAAATCTATGGAATTCTATAACATCAACATGCGGGCCTGTGATAGATACAATCGTCTCATTCTTTACTGAATCGATACCAGGTGCAATTGACACGCTTGTAGAGACTTTCAGCAATATCGGTCAAACGATTGTTGAATTTTTTTCTGGGCTTGGAGAATCAATTGCATCATTTTTTACTGAAACGATACCGCAAGCATTTGACAGTTTCATTGAAATATTAACAGGATTTATTAGCTCAGCAATCGAATTTTTCAATCAGTTGCCATACAACATTGGCTATGCGATTGGTTCGATAATTGGTTTTATCGTTAGCTTAGGAATTAAATTCGTTGAATTTTTAACGGTTGATGTTCCAAATTTCGTAACAGGTTTTATTTCTTGGATTTCTCAATTACCTGGCCAAATATGGACGTATATAACTGATATCATAGGAAAAGTAGCTGAGTTTGCTTTGAATTTGATTTCCAAAGGATATGAAGCAGGCTCAAACTTTGTATCAAGCATCATCAGTTTTGTTTCAGGATTACCTGGGCAAATTTGGAGCGTATTGTCAAATGCTATTGGAAAGGTTGCTGAATTCGTTGTCAAGATGGGTTCAAAAGGGATTGAAGCAGCCAAATCACTATGGAATGGTATTGTTGACACTCTTGTTGGATTGCCTGGTAAAATGGCAGATATTGGTAAAAATATCGTGGAAGGTATCTGGAACGGTATCAAGAATGCAAAAGACTGGTTGCTTAGCAAGATTGGCGATTTTGCAAATGGTGTTGTAGATGGTATCAAAGGATTCTTTGGCATTCATTCACCTTCAAAAGTCATGAGAGATGCCATTGGTAAATTCTTACCACCAGGTATTGCGGTAGGTTTCGAAGTGGCCATGCCAAAAGCTCAAAAATCTATGAACAAAGAACTTGAAAAAATGACAAGTGACTTGAATGGTATCATAAACTTCAATTTGGATGATATCGAACTGAAAACAAATCTTGATATCGCAAGACAAACAGCATTTGAAAGTAATGTCACAAATGAATTAAAAATTGATTATGATAAGATGGGAAATTCAACTGCTAAAGCAATTAAAAACAGTGGAATGTCTTTCAAAGTAGACAAGCGTGAATTTGCCAGAATTATTTAGAAAGGAGCATTTATGAAAGTATATTATGTCAATTCAAACAATGAGCAAATAGATTTGTTAAGTGCTCCTTATCATATTGAAGAAACTGACTTTTTTAACTTTGAGTGGTCATATGAAACTGAAAATAGAAGGGTCACACGCTTTTATCGTGATGTCGAAACGAAAAAGGTTAGTGTAGATATCTTTAGCCAAAATCAAAAAGACTTCTACAGTGCTCTAAATAGACTCGTTGAGATATTTGATGTAGATAACGTAAGCAATGTCAAAGGAAAACTCTTCTATAATGACTACTATATAGAGTGCAATATCTTTAAGAATCAAAAGGACATGAAGTCATATATCCTTCCATACGCAAAGTTAGATTTAACTCTGGTAACTGATTCAACTAAATGGATCAAGGAAGATACCTACCATTTTTATAGCAGTGGTGAAGGAAGAAAAACTGGAACAAAGAAGTATTCCTATAAATACCCTTATGTCTATGGTGCGAGCGAAGGACAAATGACAGTCAGAAACATTGGAGTCGTTGAAAATGATATTTTATTAAGAATATATGGTCCGGCACAAGACCCAGCCATTAAAATAGGAGACAACCTTTATCAAATCAATACTACTCTTGAAGCAAATGAAAGACTTGAAATCGATACAATGAAAAAGAAAGCTGTAAAAATCACAGTACACGGTGATGAAATCAATGTTTTCAATGACAGGAACAAAGACAACAGATTGTATATTCCCATCCCGCCTGGTACAAATATTGTCGTTTGGAACAATTCTTTTTCATTTGATATCGTTGTCTATGAGGCAAGAAGCGAGCCAAAATGGGAGAGTGATGAATGATGATGGAGTTCATCTACACGGATCCTAACGGAATCGAACAAGGACCATTGTTAAACTGTAGCCTAGACTTGGAAATTGGAACATATGACAAAGCCAAGAACGACTTTGAAATAACCGTTTCAACGGACAGCTGGGACCGCAAATTGACATATGACAGCAAGTTTTATTGTGTCGGTACCGAATTTGGTGGGATAGTAAAAAGTATCGAAATAGATACTGAAGCTGAAGAAGTAAAAATAGGGGGCATATGCCCAAGAAAATTGCTAGCAAATGATATTATTCAACCTAAAAAAAGAACTGATGAATACTATGAATTCATAGGTGAAGCAAATGAATGCATTCGAGAATATATCAATTCATCAACTGATTTTTTCAATTATATTGAAAATAAATCTAAATCAGTAAGTTTAAAAAAGAAACTGGCTGATTTTTTTGTTGTTTCACAAGAAGATAGTGGAATAACCATTAATTATCAGGCACGTTATTACAACACGTTGCAGGCATTTGAAACAATGCTAAATGATGCAAATGCCAAACTTAAACTTATTTGGAATAAAGATGGACATATTGAACTTTCAGTTGAGCCTATTATCAATTATTCCGAAAAACTCCAATTCGACAATGATTACAATCTGCAGATTATCGCTAAAAAAGATATAAATCAATGTAATCATTGCATTGGATTAGGCAAAGGCGATTTGCAAGAAAGGCAGGTTGTTCATGTCTTTAAAATCAATGATCAATACTTAGAACTGAGTGAAATTGATGATGACTCTATGATTCCAAGTGAACTGAATACAATGACATATGACTATTCAAATGTTGAAAGCATTCAAGAATTAATAGATGGAACCAAAACAAAATTAAAAGAAGCACAGACTGATAACTCTTTAGAAATTACATTTGATAATTTATCTCCTGAAATTGGTGATATCGTAGGAGCAAAAGAATACATAACAGGTATTTCTATGCAAAAGCCTATTGTACAAAAAATCGTTAAATGTACGTTTGAAAAAGACTACACAGACTGTGACATTGATTACAAGGTAGGTGATTAGATGGCAAGTTCAAGTGATGCAGTTGAGGCAATTACATTGACAGGAAAAGAAGTATCTGCAAGTATCGATGCATATTTGTTTGATGCTCTATATTCAGTTGATGGTATTTTTACAAAAGGCAATCAAATGGAAGCTTCTATTGTCAGCAATAATAAAGTAAGGATTGCTGATGGATTGCTTATAAACCAAGGACATTTTCTTAGAATCAAACCAGGAATGTATTGCGATGTGCCAATTGAAAATGGTACTCAAAACATGAAACGTTGCGATTGTATCGTTGCTCAATTTAAAATTGATGAAAGCGGAGAATCACACGATATTGTTGTCATCCAAGGTACACCTGGAGAACAAGAAACAGTTCCGTCATTAACAAAAGATGATCTTGAAAACGGTGGTACTTTACGTCAAATTGAATTGTTCAGAGTTCATTTGAATGGAATCAATATTTCAGGTGTCGACAGGATTGCTAGGACAGTCAATTCATTTAGTGATGCAATCTTTTACAAGGGTTAACATATGAGAATTATTGAAATCTATCTGAATGAAAATCAATCACATTCATGTACTAGAAATATCTTCTATGCTGGAAGAAAGTATGATAGCAACAATACAGCTGTCAAATTCACCAACAAAAATCTATTCATTGATGGCTGGAACTTCTACTTGAAAGTAGATATGGACGATGAAGTAACTGAAATACCATTACTTCAAAATCTATTTATCATTGGAGAAAATCTTACTCAAACAGCAGGGGTATTAACCTGTACATTGATTGGCAGAAACAGTGATGATAATTCTACTAAGACATTTGAACCGTTTAGATTGAAAATCGAAGATGTCGAATATGATCAGGATGATAAGGAACAACAACCAATGGATCCAAACATGAAGTTGCTGTATGAACAATTAATTAATTTAAAACAAGAATTACAACAAAAAGAACTTGCGACTCTTCCTGCAGGTGGTAATAAAGACCAAGTATTGCAAAAAGCAAGCAATATCGATTATGACTTTGCATGGAAAGATATGCAGGGAACAGCCACTGAAATGTCTGATGATGAATTAGACAATATGTGGGAAGAAGTATTTGAATAAAAAAATAAATAGAAAGAGAGATATATATTATGAGTTTTGTAACTGATTCAATTCTAAAAACAGCCCTAGGAAAAATTAAAGCATGGGGCGAAGGAAAATTTGTAGCGCAAGAATCTGGAAAAGGTTTATCTACAAATGACTATACAAATGCTGATAAAACAAAATTAAACGGTGTTGCTACTGGTGCTCAAGCAAACAAAATTGAAACTGTAAAAGTAAATGGTACAGCTTTAACTCCTGATTCATCGAAAGCTGTAAATGTAGATTTATCTGCTTATGCTAAATCAGCTGATGTAACAAAAGAAATCGCATCTGCAGTATCAGGAGTAACTCAAATCGATTACTCAGTTGTCGAATCATTACCTTCAACTGGTAAAAAAGGTATTATCTATTTAGTTGCTAACAGTGGAACTGGAACTAATATCTATGATGAATACATCTATATCAATTCGAAATTTGAAAAATTAGGTTCTAGAGAGTTAGATTTAAGCTCATATGCTAAAAAGACGGATATTCCAACAAAAGTATCATCATTAACAAATGATTCAGGATATCAAACTGCAGCACAAGTAACTTCAGCTATCAATGCTAAATTAGTAGTAATGACTGATACTGAATTAAATACAATGTGGACTGAAGTATTTGGAGCATAATCAACTAGGAGGTCTTATATATGAAAGATTTCTTTAAGAGAGTTTTGTTTTCAAATGTGAGTGAGCACGCATCTTCAACAACTGTTTCAGCTAATAGCACTAAGTTTCTAACAAGTGATATTTTAAAAACTTTTATGACAAAGTTAAAAGATACGTTTGTTTTGAAGTCACAATTAACATCATTGCAAAAGCGAGTTGGACAGC